TCTCTATGTTATTTTAGTGTATTTTTTGCACCTTTTCTTTTTCCAATCGTTATTTGGATTATATCAAGTGAATATACAGCACATAATGCTAAAAAAGCGTTAGCATATCACGCCCTTCCGTATATTTGTTTGATATTGGCTATAATCATATTTGGAACAAATAATACTATTTCAAATTCTTTAATGTTCAACCTAATGTTCTTTATTGCGATTATTTTAATTTTAGCTTCAATTTTCTACGTAATTAAAAACATATATATGGGAATTAAAGTCCTTTTAGATAATGAAAGATAAAAAGCCTTATTCAGGGCTTTTTATTTTTTTCTAAAGCCTCTTCCTTACTCTCTGCCTCCACAATAGAGAGAGTTTCGTTTGTACGTGCTTTCTCAACATCTGTGTGAATGTGTCCTGTGCTATCTTCAAATTGTCTTATTAAGAATTGCATTACTTCCCCAGCACTTCCTTTACACGTTCTAGAATATCTTTATTTTTCGAGGTCTGATTGCTTAATGAATGTTCCATTGATAGTTTTACCTTTTCTCCCTTTAATCTCGTCATACGCATACTGTAAACACTCCTGCAACGTCATATCATGTTGTTGTGCCAAGATAATTAATGTAACGACTGTATCGCCTATCCCGTCTTTCAATGCGTCTATTTGACCACGAGATAATGCTGCTGCAACTTCTCCAGCTTCTTCGTAAAACTTGAGTGCTTGTCTATCTGGATTACCATTGTGCAAATCTTTATCAATACTCCATTGTTGTACTTGTTCTACTAATTGATCTAATGTGTTCATTTATTGTTCCTCCCAGTATTTGTCTACAATTTTTGTGATTTCATGTGCATAATCATCAGGCGTTACTATATAGTCAACGTTTAAAATCTCATCAAACGCCTCTGCCTTCCTTTTCACTTCTGCCATATCATTGATAAGTTCATCGCGTTGCTTACGGAAACTATCGCGCTCTTCTTTATATACTCTACTAGCTGCTCTAAAATGCTTAATTGCACTCTTTTCGTTAGTGATACTATCTACTTTTTCTACTCCATGCTTTTTCATAAATGCAACTAATTCATCTAATGTTACTTCTGCCATTCCTTACACACTCCCTAATCTATTAATCTCTTTTTAGATTAAATTCTGTAACTGTCTTTTCTTCCTTTTCGATAGTTAAACCACGTTTGTGTATATCTGTTTTAATATATCGATAGAAAACATAAAATAATTTGTCTTTTTCCTCTTTTGATAAACAGTCAAAGTCTGGCCATGCAGTGTCAATATCATAAAGATAATTATTACTAGCACACAACAATGTTCGACCATTTTTATTTCTAGCATACTCCACGATAATACCTTCTTCTATTTCGCTTGTATCACAGTGATATTGGAAACCTAACTCTTTAATTCTTCTTTCAAATTCTTTACTTGTCATAATTTATCCTCCTTTTTATTTCATTTACCTTAACCACAAAGCCTTTGACACCTAGCTTGCGTAATTCCTGTTGTACCTGTGTAGGTGTCTTGGCTTTAGTTTTATATTTGTATCGTTGGTATACTGTGTTATCGAGTTGCATTGTTCAGTACTTCCATAAATCTATCTGCGTACTCTTTCAACTTGCTTTGGTCTTGAACATCATTTTCTTTACGACCTGTTCTAAGTGAGTAACGCATTTGAGTAAACTTCATAGCACCTCTAAATTCTTCGTCAGTGAATTGTTGACGACAAAACTCTATTAAGTCGATACCGTCTTCACTGTGGTAATGTTCTGGCTTGTGTACCATATCCACCTTACGTGTAAACGGCTCATTCACTCTCACAAAGCCGTCGTTATCTGTAAGCGTAAATTTATATCCACCTGCATTCTCTACATCTGCATACCAAACTGTTTTCAAACCTTTTTCATTTGCATACACACGATTGACTATAGCCGTTTGCATAGCAGTAATGCCTTTAAATGCCGCTTGAAACTGAACAATATTATCTACTTTCAAATCAATTACCCTTACGTTTTCCATTCGCTTACCCCCTCTGCACATTGCCGTATTGATCTGTTTTGATTTTAACCATAAGATTATTCTGTACTAGGTTTTTAAAGTACCTAGTGTTTACTCTATGCTTAGCCAGTTCACGCTCTGCACGTTTTGCTCTTGCTATACGTTCTTCTCTACGTTTACGTTTTAATGCTCTTTCATGTCTAAGTTCAGCTTGCTGTATTAAATATAGTTGTTTAGATGTTAATGTCTTCTCATTTCTTTCATACACTTGGACCATAGCTAAACACTCCTTTTCCGTATAATAATTCTGGACCTCTTAATCCTCTGTTATATCGACCACGCAAAGTAGTATGTGGTACGTTATATTTCTTTGCTGCATTTCTAAGTGAGATACGCTCCCCGTTTAAATAAACATATGTTGCTCTAGGATTTTTACGCATAATTACCAACTCCAGTACGCATTTTCTATATATAAACTGTTATTATCGAAATCTGCTTCATTCAGAATGTCTCTATCTACATTTTTATAAGCTACATCTATTAAGCGCTGCTTCTCTTCGTCAGTCGGTTTATTCTCTGTTGATATAATAGCTTGCCCTTTAACTTCAAAATCAACGATTAATTTAGCCATTTACTTAACCTCCTCAACTTTCATAATTATTTTCGGTTCTTCTTCGTATTGTTTGAAACTGTGTATCTCGACAATTTGGTTATCGTCTTTCCATACATGATCGTTTGCAGCGTCTAATACTGTTTTAATTAAGTTATCTATATCAGGTTTGGTACGTTTGTACTGTCCAATTGCGATTAACTTTTGATTTTTTGACCAACTTTTAGGTGGTGCAAAGTAAAAGTAAAGCGCTACTTTCAATCGACCATTTAACATTGCCTTTGGCATTTGCTCTCTGATGTATTCCTTGTGCTTTGTATAAGCTGTTGGCATGTAGGTTTGTACAAATCTACCAGTATTTCTAAAACGTGGACGAGGTGAGCCAATAGGCGCCTCATGCACATCATTAAAATTGATTGTTATTTCCAAAGTTGCCACCTCTATAAATATTCGAATAGTGACATTTGATATCCTCTATTCAAATTTTCGTTTTTGATAAATGTTTCTAATTCATCTTTATTTAAAAACCAACGTTTACCCTCATAGTAAGTGCGTATAATACCACTCACTCGATATAATCCGTCGTGATTTCTAGGAATAACGCTAAGCATTTTGTTACCTTTGTTATCGAACAGATAAAACTTATCTCTTAACCCCATGTTTTATGCCACTCCACTTCGTTATAAATTTGTGACTTCACTTTTTCATAATCATCAAACGGCGATATTTTACGTTGCTCCAGCAAGCGTTTAGTTGCCCAACCTAGCTCAATAAAGTTTTTAGCTATGATTGGATCATCTCGGTAATCTTCTCGGTACAACTTCCCCAGCAACTTCTGAAAGTCAATTACCGTCATGTTGTAAACCTTTGTGTACGTTTGTAGTATTCAAATTCGATGACACCTGTTTCACCGTCTTTATTTTTAGCTATGTTACATTCGACAGTTGATTTACCGAAATCGTCTTGTGCGTCTTGGTTGTAGTAATCGTCTCGGTACAAAAGCATGGCTAAACTTGCGTCTGCTTCTATACCTCCTGCCTCTTTCATGTCGGACAACATAGGGCGTTTATCATTACGTGTTTCTACGCCTCTACTCAATTGAGATAATAAGACGATAATCGCTCCTGTTTCGTTAGCTATTATCTTTAAATCACGGGAAATCTTTTCAATACCGTTTCTGCGGTCTAATTTGACGTCTGTTTGCATTAATTGAAGGTAGTCGATAAATATTACCTGTTGCTCATCTTTGCTCTTTAATGCCTGTTTACGCACTTCCTGCGTAGTCACATTACTTTGAGTGTTAATATCAACATTCAACTTCAAAATTTGGCTCGCAACGCTGGTTAATTTAGTGATTTCATCGGGTGTTAAATCTTTCATTTCTTTAATTCTAGTTAGCTCAATTCCAGTTTTAGTAGCTAACATTCGTTTTAAAATTGAAACGCCTGTTGTTTCCAAACTAAAGAATGATGTTTTGTAGCCCTGATTTGCGATATTAAGCATCATATTAAGCGCAAATGCTGTTTTACCTACTGACGGTCTAGCAGCGATTACAACTAACTGTGTAGGCTCTAAACCGCCAATTTTGTAGTCCATTAACGGAAAGCCTGTTTTGATTTGTGCTTTAGGTTCATCGCTATACAATTCTTCAACAAAATCATCAATAATCGCTTTAGTATTACTTTCGTCATTAGCGCTAATCATCGACACATCATTTAGTCCGTTTAACATACTTTCAAAATTTTGAATGGTAGGTTGTTGGTTGAAGTCATTAATCACTTCATAGGCTTGTGAGATTTGATATAGTTCTAATAATCTTTGTTGGTAGCGTTCAAAAATGCCGTAGCCAATAAATTCAGAATTGTAAAGTCGCTCTATTGTTTCAAAGTTCAAAAATCCTTTATCTTCGGTGGTTTTTAAGTAAATATCTTGGTGGTCTACTTTACCTACTTCGAAAACATAATCTATAAATGTTTTTAAATCTTCGTTATAAAACATCTCCGGTTTAATACGTAATTTTTCAACTAGATCTGGTTTTTTAAGTAGGCTAGCGATAATCGTTTGTTCAATCTCTCGACGTTCATTCATCGCTTTTCACTCCAAACTTATTTATCGTGCGTTTGAATTCATCTATTGCGCGTTGACGCTTTGCTCTATATTCAGGATCGTTAGCCATTTTATATCGATGTTCTTTGACATCGTCAGGCACTTCTTCGTATTCCATCTTTTTTGGTGCTTTTCTCATAACGCTAGGAAGATTAGGAGGATAAGGATTGCCACTGTTGATATATTCTTTAACCGCTTTTTGAGTTAATTCAAAATCTCCATTTTCACTTAACACTTCAACCCATGTTTCCAATTTCGGTTTATCAAAATCTAAGTTATATAAATGTCGAATATTTTTAATAATCTCTAGTGCTTGTTGTTTAGTCATGCTCATTAGTTATCATTCAGCTCCCTCTCCATTGCTGAGATAACATCATCAGTTTCACTTTTCTTTTTAGGTTTGATTTTGTTTTCTGCGTCAGCTTTAGTTTTTACGCTTTCTTTTGCCCAATTATTTAACACTTTGATTAGATAACCTACATGACAACCTTTTTCTTTTGTATAATCAGTAGCTACCTCAACAACTTCATCTGCATGTTCACCTATATCATCAACTGCATATCCTATCTGTTCCATTTGGTAAGGAGTTAGGTTGTTATCAAGGTTATTCATGATGTAATTAATTGAATTTTTAAAGACGTCTTCTTTATCTCTTTCTTTTTCTTTATCTTCTTCTAATTCTTCTTCTGTTGCGTGACTGTCACGTGACTTCACGTGACTATCTAATAATTTTTGTTTCTTTCTTTGTTTTTGCTTGCGTAAACGGTTTTGTTCTCTTATTTTTTCTAAACCTTCAATGTTTTGATGTTTCTCCCAATTAGTTACTTTAAAGGCACCATTCACTTCTTTTATCATTCCAAGCTTTTCAAATGTCTGTAACGCCAATCTGATAGAATTAATAGGTCTGTTAAACTCATTTGCTAACATTTCATCGTTGTACGGTAAATTTTCGGATAGCATAATGTAACCATGCTCGTTATATTTACCAGCAAGCGTCAACAACTTGACCCACACTGTAATGATTGTGTCGCGTTCAGGTAACGCCTCAATATACTTAATCTTGCTATCGTCGAACATACCAACTTTAAGTTTTATCCATGATACTTCAGCCATTTTTTACACCTCTCTTAAAATCAGAACGGAAGATCATCCGAACTAATATCAATTGGTCCATTTGTGTTTTGCATACCATTATTAAATGGATTGTTACCTGATTGTGTTTGTCCTTGTTGTTGAGGTTGGTTATTTTGTTGATTACTATTCTTCGGTTCTAAGAATTGAACGCTATCAGCCACAACTTCCGTTACAAATACACGTTGACCGTCTTTTTCATAGCTACGTGTCTGAATACGACCATCTACTCCAGCAAGTTGTCCTTTTGATAGATAATTATTTACGTTTTCTGCTTGTCGTCTGAAAGCTACTACGTTTATAAAATCAGCCTCTTGTTCGCCATTTTTATTTTTAAACGGTCTATTTACTGCTAATGTAAATCTTGCATTTGCTACATTGCCTTCATTAAAATTTGGATCTTTCGTTAATCTACCTACTAAAATTACTCTATTTATCATTGGTCATTCTCCTTATATTTTTTCGCCATTGCTTGAATGTTATTGATTGTAGTTACTGCTTGTTGTTCAGACATTGACGTGTAATCTTGTATTCCAAAAGTTTGTTCTGCTTGTTGTTGTGTTACGTCTTTTCCTAACGACTTCATCAAATCAACAAAATCAAACACTTCTTGTTTTAGAACGCCAACCGTTTTACTACTTACTTTGTTGTATTTTTCTTGTTTTTGTTTAGCATCTGCATCATCTTCATCAGTTGGAATGTTGAAGAATTTCATTAAAAAGTATCTTTCCGCGTAAGTTAATGCGGTACCATGCGCTTTAGATACATCGTCCTGTTGGCCAACTGCGAAGAAAGGTACTTCTAAAATTTCTTGCGGATTATCTGCGTTGATCCATTTATAAGTCAGTTTCAATTTGACAATATGTTCTGGCTTACCTTTCGCATTTGTGGTTTCATTTACTTCTTCATTTTCTGTGTGTGGTACAAGTAATAAATTGTGTTCAATCATCTTGTTTCTTATTCTATGAAGGACTTGAGAGCCACTTACGTAAGAATAGTTGTAACCTTTGGTGTCTTTAGTAAAACCATCAATATTAGCTTTAACATCTGCTATTTTTTGGTATAAATTAAGTTGTTCAGTCATACTCAACCTCCTCGTATTCAGTTGTTTCAGTTACGGTTTTTTTTATGGCTATATGATTAGTCATATCTATTGTCGCGTTGTCTAAGCCGTCAAATTCCTTTGCGTCACGTCTTTCGGTTGAATATTTAATTGCAGGAAAGTTATCTGTTGGCTTATTAGTTATCCATATATTACGGTCTTTCAGTTTGATTAAATACGTTACGGATTGTTTCATCTAAATAGACCTCCAATCGTTTGTATTTAGCTTTCTCATGCGCTATCCTTTCACTTTTTCTAGTGTTTAACTCATTTAAAACGGCTATATGGTCATACGCCGTTTCTAATTGATTAGCGGCATGTTCAAGTTTCATTTCTAATGTGTCAGCTTTTGCACGATAAGATAGAAGCTCTATATATTCATCTTTTGTTACTGTGAACTCTTGCATAATTACACCTCCTATAATAAGATTGAGATAGATTTTATTACGTCAATTACCGACTGTTACTCATTGCCGTGAGTTTCAGTCTTTTTTTGTGCGTAGTATACATATTCGAAGAACACATACGTTGCTATCGCGCTGAGCAACGCATATCCTGCTGCTTTAGTTATTACTAGTTCAGCTAGCATGAGCAGGGAAAATACTGTGTTAAACATCATGCCACTGATTAAAATTGTTTTGTCTGTGCTAGTCATAAGAAACCTCCTCTAACGCTTTAATTCTTTCGTCTGATAAATCTTCATAAGGCATACGCTCTCTTAATAAAGGTAGTGGCACTCTACCGGCTACGGCCTGCACGTTCCATTTCTTTGTTTAATGATCTAATAATTTTTTGTGCTTTCGATTTTGAAATTCCTAACAACAACGCTAGTTCATTAATGCGTAAATGATTTTTCTTCATTTTGTTTTCTTCCTTTCGTGTATAATTTAGTTATCCCTTTATGAAGGGAGGTGAATTAATAAATGTATTACGACCCTTTAAGAAATGTCAGAGGAATTATTAATAAAACTGTATCTGATTTGGAATCGTCAAGACGAATGGCCATGAAACCTTTGCTGCAATCTAACGTGAATTTATCTAGAACTTTGGAAATCAATAGATACTTCAAAAAACAACTTTTACGAACTGGCTTCATAAACACATTTAATTTAAAATCAATGGAGTTAATTAGACTAACTAGAAAACCGTCTTTAAATTTTCTTGCTATATCTGCTTCTTATAATTTCCAAAGAAATTTATTTTCTGAAAAAGCGATAAAGTCTTTTAAGGATATTTACAGGTTTGATGATGATGTAGTTTCTCAAGCGCAACAAACTGTTCGAGATTTTTATATCAACCCAACTGCAATCTCTACTTTGGCTGAATCCATCAATTCGACCTATCCAATAAATAATCAAAACTCCTATAATAGATATGAAAAATTTATCAATACTTTCAAAAATGACTACCCACATCCTTTCAAGTCAGCAATAAAATGGTCGAGTGGCATCGTTGGAAGTGCTAATGTTCAAAATTTTGTAACTAATTATATAAACAACGATGATTTACACATTCAAAGCTCATTGATATTTGTCATAGTGTGTTTAGTAACTTTTTTATCAACTTATTGCCCTGGTTTTAAAAATCATTAGTGTCAGCTATAATTTCGATTTCGACGATTTCCCTCATTCTGCTCACTGCCATGAGTAGTTTGAGGTTTTTTGTTTTGTTCAGTCATTTGAATACCTCCTTTAAGTTGTTTGTTCGATTGTTGGTAAAATATCGTTATCTTTCAGTAAGTTGTATAAGAAAATACGACCTTTTTGTGTCCATTTCGTATGCAATTTGAAATCTTCTGTTCCATCTTTTTTAGTGTATTTATGAGGTTCTGAAGATGTGTAACCTTTGTCATGATATTTTGCATATAATAACCATTGTCCTGATTGTTTAAATTGCACCTTTAAATCGTGAAGTATCTTATTTAAAGCTTGCGCTGACATTCCATAGTCTTTTGCAATCGCATTTACAGTGATAAGCTTTTTGCTTTTTAAAATTTGGTCATAGTAATCTGCTTTTGGTTTTAACTCTCCTACTTGTTGTTGCAGTAATAAGTTGTGTTCTTTTTCTTTCTTATACTCCGTTAAAATGTTGATAATATAATCTGGGTTATTTAATGTGTTTTCGATTACGTTATCCGTTGCGTAGATTCCGTGTTTGCGAATAGAAGGTAGAACGTCTTCAAACACCCATTCTTCAAATTCATCTGCTTGGGGTAATTTAGAACGTGTAATTAATCGGTATAGATTACCTTCGTCGATGAATTTCTTATCTTGATTTCTGCCTAATGAGTCGATGACGGAACGAATCGTTACCCCACGTTCTTTTGTATGGTCTCTAATAGCTTTTCTTGGATTTGTGTATCCTAAAATTTCAGCTACTTTAATCGCTGGGAACCATTCTTTACCTTCAATAGTTAAAATTTCTAAATTTCCGAATTGTGTGTTTTGAAATACTTGTAAATCTTGCATTAACTTTTCACCTCTTCTTTGATTTCTAAAATTTTTGCAATGCGTTTCTTTTGTTCAAATGCATCTCTACGTCCACGCAAGATATCTGATAAGTAAGCACTTGAAATACCTAACATGTCTGCTAGTTGCTTATTCGTGATGTTACGCTTAAGTAATTCCATTCTTACTTTCATGCCAAATTCTGTTGTTGCCATGATTTTCACTTCCTTTTAGACTTTTTTCTATTTTTTAAATCTAACTATTGATTTAATTTAAGTTTTAAGCTAATATATAAGCATAGTTAAATAAGCCTTTATCCAAGACATTTATTTACTTTAATTCTATTAAAACACTACCGTTCCCCAACGTTGTGTTATTTCGTTTTGGTTTTTGGCTAAATCAATAGCGTAACCAAAGTATATTAGATTTAAATCTATATGTCAACTATTATTTAGATTTTTATCTATTTTGGTTTAGAACAGGAGAATAATTTAATGAATACTTTTCAAAGAATTCAATATTTAGCTACTAATAAAGGTATGTCTATAGCTGAATTAGAAAGAAAACTCAATTTATCAAATGGATCAATTGCTCGCTGGAAAAAATCTGCTCCCAGTTCCCGTGGCTTAACAATTATAGCCGACTACTTCGACGTATCTGTTGACTACTTATTAGGTAGAGAAAAAGATGAATACGCTGGAGAAGATAAAAGTGAAGACATTCTAATTATGCATCGAGCTACAGAGAATATGACAGAGGCTCAAAGACAAAAAGCCTTAACTATACTTGAAACAATGTTTGATGATTGGGACGACTTAACTAAGTAACAAAGGGGCTTTTTAATTGAAATTGAATTATGAAAAATCTTTTTTTAAATCTGCGAAAGCTGTTTACGAAATAACTGATGGCCTTTCTAATTTATCTTTTCCTTTAGATATTTTAGAAATAATCTCCTCAGATGCACGAATTAAGTTGATAACTTTTACTGAATTTTCTAGGAGAACCGATACATTATATTTTAAAATACCCTCCATTTTTGGTTCGCAAGAAGCTTTTCACATTAGAAAAGGGAATAAAGCAATAATAGTTTATAATGATGCGCTTCCGATGAATCGTTTGAGATTTACTTTAGCACATGAATACGGTCATTTCGTAATGGGACATACCGGAGTTAATTTGAACAAACTATTCACATATAAAGATTATTATAGAAGACTCGCTGAAGAATATGAGGCAAATTCTTTCGCATCATGTTTATTATTTCCCTTACATATAAGATATAAATATAAAAACAACTTTAATATTTATCAGATTTCGAGCAAATATCAGATGAGCTTTCAAGCGACTAACATTGCTGTAAAAGTAATTAGAAGACATTTATACAATGGTCTAGATGATTATATGTCAATTAATGAAATCAATCACCCAGAAAATTATTTAACTTTTTTGGAAGAAAAAATGGAAAGTAAAATGGATTTTCTAAGTGACTTCAATCACCTTTATGATTTAACGGTTTGATTAACAGCACCCTAGCGACGCTTTAATATAAATTGTTTTACCACACTACGGCAATTACGCTATTACGTTTGAGCCGTTACGAGTGTTTGAATATAAAGATATATAAATATTACATATTTAAAGGCGGTGTTTTTTATAAGAAAACGAGTGCCTCACCTTAGAATACAAATGAATATAAAGACTTAATCTACATATAGGAGAAAAAATCATGGAAGAAAAATTTAATAACGAACAAGAAGAAAGACAATTTAGACAGTTTCAAGAATATCAAAAACAACAAGAAGAAGAGAAAAAGAAAAAACGTAAAAAAGGTTGGTTATTCGGTTGCGGTGGTTGTTTAGTTTTATTAATATTAATTATTGTCGGCATCTCAGCTTGTTCTGCAACTTTTGTTAATGAAGTAGATAAAGAAATAAATGAAGAAGGTAAGCTTGACAAAGATAAGGATACAAAAATTAAGTCTGTAGGTGAAACTACTGAAATAGATGGAGTGTCATTCACATTAGATAACGCTTCTTATACAGATGAAAGAAATGAATTTGCAGAGGTGCAAGCTGATAAAGTCTTAAAAGTGGACATGACTATTAAAAACAATTCTGAAGAAGAAATTCCAGTGGGTGGAGATGTAAAAGTTTATGTAGATGGAAAACAAGCTGAATCTTATCCTATCACTGACGGATTAATGGATTCATTATCACCTAATAGAGAAATTAGCGGTTCTGAAGGTTTTGCAATCAATGGTAACCCAGAAAAAATCGAATTAGAGTTTCAACCTTTAACGTCATTTTCTAACAAACGTTATATTTATGATATTAAACCAGAATAAAAGAAGCGTATGAAGAAGACGGATATTAATATCTCAGGGTAGTTTGACTACCCTTCTTTATTACACCCATTATGACTATTACGCTATTACGTTTGAGCCGTTGAGAGTATTTAGATTGTATGAGGTGTATTGAATTTATCTATTTTAAGGAGACTAGAATTGATAATTTTAAATTGCAAAATAAAATCAAGTGAAATTGTTTACGAAGTGAAAACGAATAAAAATAATTACTTCACCTATTCTTTACCTAAAGATATCACATCTCATAAAGTAAGACAGGTGCTTAAAATTATTGAAAGTAAAGTAGATGAAGACGAAGATTATTTAAGCAAAGGAGGTTGAGGGATGGAAGAAAGTAAAAATTACTTGTGGAGATATTATGATATCGAACAAAGAATGAGTGGAATTCATAAGAAATATAAAGAATTAGTAGATGTGTTTTTTGGTGATGTAGTAAATAAAAATAGCGGCTACTTTCCTTTTTATAATGGATTTAGTTATAGCTATGCTGATTTGGATATAAGTTTTTATAGAGGTTTAATCTATATTCACGGTAATTCAGATGGTATGACTCCAAACAAACTACCAGTAACACGAGAAGATGTTTTAAAAAGAACAGAGCGGTCTTTTGATGAAGTAAACGAACACCTAAAAAATAATTTCGTAAAAGATTTAGTGCTATTTGAATTTCAAATGCTTCATGTCAGTGATTTAGCGAATGCACATAGCGATGACGCTATTGCACATTATTTATTCGAAATACATGCTGATAAATACTCTACAGATAGAAATACTAGTATAGGTAGACCAGTAAATTTATTGCCAGAAAGTGCTAGTAATCTCCCAGCAACCTTACAAAAATATACAAAATTACTTGAAAATGTAAATGATGAAGAATTTAAGAATCATATATTAGAGGCTTACGAGTGTTATATTTCTGATAAAAGACTGGCTACATCATTGCTTTTAGGCAGAGCATTAGAATTAATGTGTAGATTAATATTGAATAAATATGACACAAACATAATAAAAGGAATGTCAGACCATAAAAGAAGTATTGGGAATTTCTTAAACCAAATGGAATACCATGACTTAATAGAAGAACATTTAAAACACTCTGTTAAAGCAGCATCAGAGCATAGAAACTCTATTATGCACAGTATAAAAATAGAAGAATATAACTCTATCATTCAAACTTTATTTGATGTAATAGTCAAATTATCAAACGTGTTTAAATCTCTCGATAATTCATAAGCAAGATCTGATTCTTTGTTATCTACTAAATATTCATTATAGATATTAAGCGCATCATCTAAAATGTTTTTCAACAATAAAATTTCTTCCTTGTTTAAATGAATTGTTTTGTGATTCTTTTTATTTTCAAAAATCATTAAATCACCTACTTTTTTATTTATTTTAACATGAAATACTACAATTTAATATTACATGGGTAGCACGCCTACCCTTCTTTATTACACCCATTATGACTATCACGTTTGAGCCGTTGGGAGCTTTTAGGTTGCAACGTATCGTGAATAATAGAGATAACAAGCATTTTAATATAAACTATATTTAAACATTTTGAAAAGGAGCAAACAATTTTATGAACCCTAATGAAAAATCTGGTATAGATGAATTTATGAATGATGAAATTAAATCATTAGGCGTTAAGTATTATAGAGAATCCAGCAGGAAAGGAACATAAATAATACCATCGAAAGGAGGTGAACTCTAATGCGATTAGGCATGCTATTAATCAGACTAATGGTTGGTATAATATTCACTGCTCATGGCGCACAAAAAGTTTTAAGCGGTTTTAAAATGCCGATAGATATGGTTACAGATATAGGGTTCCCAGCATTTCTAGGTATTATATTAGCTTTAGGAGAACTACTTGGTGGAATTGCATTAATCATAGGTTTCTTATCTAATTATGCTGCTCTAGGGCTAGTATTAATTATGTTAGGTGCATTGATTTTTGTTCATTTCCCTCAAGGATATTTCGAATCTGAATTTCCACTTATATTATTAGTAGCTAATATAGCTATTATGATTTCATATAACTGGAAAAAGATCTTTGAACCATATTAGCTATCAAGGGTGTACGAGCACCCTTATTATTTTTTTACCTTTTTTAGGAGGAATGAGTAAAATGGCAGTTTATAAAGATGAGAAAACTAATAAATGGTATTTTTCTACACGATATAAAGATGTGTACGGAAATAATAAACGTAAGTTAAAGCGCGGTTATAAAACTAAGCGTGAGGCTAAAAATGCTGAGGCTAGCTTCTTACACGACATACAAGAAGGTTACAATGATACAAAGACTTTCGATTATATTTTCAATCATTACTTAGAAAATAGCGATTTACGACCCAAAACAAAAAGACGTAAACAAAACGAGTATAAAAAACATATTCAGGATAAATTCGGTCATATTAATATGAATAAAATCACTCAAAATCAGTGCCAAGAATTCCGTAAATATTTAATGGATAATATCCCTTCTACAAATACAGCACGTACAATTTGGTCTGGTTTCAAAGTTGTAATTAATTATGCTAAAAAATATTTTGGTTTGCGCATAGATCCGACAATATCTATCAAACCTATTCCACGCGTTAAACCTAAACCAAAGTTTATGATGAGAGAAGAATTTGAAGATAGAGTTAAAGAGATAGAGGAGCAAGATTATCAGGAATTATTCATTCTTATGTTTTACACTGGTTTGCGTATAGGTGAAGCTATGGCGTTAGTGTGGACAGATTACAATAAATATAAAAAAGAGATATCCATCAATAAAACAATGGATATCTCCAACAGAACAATATACCCTCGACCTAAAACGGATAGTTCAGAAGATATCGTTCCCTTACCTAATTTCATCAATAATATGTTAACTGAACGCTACCAACGTGAAAAACAGTTATACAAATATTTTGATGAAACAAGTTATTTTATTTTTGGGGGAATGACACCTAAACATTATAGCCATGTTCACAAGAAATTTCAAAAAGCATTTCCTGGATACAATATACATGTTTTACGTCATTCTTATGCTTCTTATCTTGCAAATAATGGTGTAGATATTTTCGTTTTACAATCGCTAATGAGACACGCTCAAATCACTGAAACCATGGGCACTTACAGCCATTTATATACTCAGAAAAAACACGATGCCATAGCCATTTTTGACGAGTAA